TAGTGCAACATCGTACGGCCATTTCGTTAGCCGTACAGGACCAGAGTGACGTCAGGCTTTTCACGTTCCCTCCTTATCAGAGGTGGACGATCCCTAGCTCTGCCGTCTAGCTCGTACTGAATCAGACATCATGTTGCGCGACAGCGTACTCGAGGTCCGCTAGGGCCAAGAGAAAACGCTGAGACGCTTCATAGACGTCTGGAGGTTGCTTCTCAGCAATCCAAATGGTGAGAAACAGTGAGTAACCGCCACTTGCGTGACGGCCTACTGTCCTCATCACTTCAGTACCTTTCTCCGCTCTGTCAAGGGCACACATTGTGCCCAAGGATAAGAGCTTCGCTCACGAGGTACAGCGCATTGAAAAGGCCAACGACAACGACCAGGAATTTCCTGGAAAACGTTGCACGGGGGTCTTTATCAGTACGTCGACGGCCTCCGGTAGAATCCGGACGGCCAGGTCGCTTCGCCCCAGTCCTTGAGTGGAAAGGAGCGTCGTGTCCCGTGACTGGTGAATCATCCCTTGCCATAGGGCACGAGTCCTAAGACTCGCCGCCCAACAGCTTGGTGATCATCAGGTCCGACGTGGCACCGAAGGCGGTTCTGAAGCCGTCAAACAGTGCCTTCGCCTCCGTCGCCGTGTAGCCAGCGGGCGGGAGGTCAACGACGAGATAGATACTCATCGAGACCTTCACGTTTTCCGCCGGCTTGAACGGGTCAGGGGCGACCTTGGACGCGTTGATCCTCAGCTGCCGTCGCGTTCGCTTCCCGTACTGATGGGAAGCGACGACTTGCAGCAGTCCGTCGGCACTGGTGTACTCGGACTCGTCGTCTCCCACGCTGGTGCGCGGGAGCGACACGGCCGAGGCCGGTGCCACTGTGACGGACAGAGGGTCGGAGAACGACATGAGCATCACTCCTAGGAGCGCGGTTACACTCCCATTGGCGTTTTGACGCGGAGAAATACATCTGCGGCTAACTACGACTAATGCCGAGAGCAGCCACAATAGCCTTTTGCCGGGTGGTAAAATTATCCCAGCTAAGGTTGAACCCGTACGGTGTTGCCTTCCGACGAAGTTTCGTCTCGGAAATGAGATATACATCGGGAGGTTGCAAGCCGGACCGATAACCGGTCTGACCTGTAAAGGTATAACGATACGCGTGGAGCGAATGCTCCATCATGTACCCATACCACAACACCTGGTTGTCGATGGCCCATGCGGTCCAGTTCGAAAGAACGTCGCCGACATTGGAAAACCAATCGACAGCCCAGCTCCAAGGAGCAAGGTTCCAGATAGAATCTGGGGTCAGTGACAGGCCAAGAAGCTTTCTGGCCTGAATGGCGCAACGTGCCATGTCATTCCGCAGTCCATTGGACGGCGGGACATAATACGTAAAAGCGCCACTAAACCACCGATCAATCGCAGAATACTCACTGCGAATAACCTGCCCTTTATTGATCAGGGAGTTAACCTGGAGTGTGTCACTGGACGGATTAGTCCAAGGACTCCTCTTATCGAGGTACACCATGTTACTCTCTGATACAATAGTCGGGAAGCGATATCCCCTGCGAACAAGCTTACCACTGTCACGATCATACTGGTCAAGAATTCGATCAGCATGAACGATTGACCGACTTATGTCAGTCAAATCAGACAGAAATGGAAGCCAACCGAACTGATAATTGAGGAATTCATCCCCAAAAGAGCGTCTCCGCTCTTGAGAGCTCATGGCTCGCCACGAGAGTAGCTTGCCACCGATGATGGACGGAAGTCCATCACCGACGATCTCTCCTACCGATTCGGTTAGGTTCGCAGATGGATTACTAGGTGAACATCGAGCGATGGCCGTTGTCCCAAAACCCTTCAGCGAGGAATCGCTAGAAGAATTAAAGGACGGCCACTGCAGGAATGTTGGCGAGCATGGCAGATAAGGGCCGTTATAAACAGCCTCAGTCTGCACATGAGTTTGCCCGTCGACCACAATACCCTCAACACTCGCTTCTTCGCCATTTGACATGACGGAGTAACGCTTGCGAGAGGTAAAAGGTCCACCCATATCCATATCGAAGCGCCCGCGAACGCGGGTTCTCCAAAGAGGATGGCTTTCGGATTCAGTATACTGAACCCCCTGCAGAGGTAGAAAGGCAGCTGTGTTTTGGTTTTCGAACGTAGTGTTCTGAACCAATTGACCCGCACTATTATAAGTGCGAGTCCTCAGTCTACCAAACACTGGACCCTCGTACGGAATAACTCTCGTACGAACGGACAGATGACACCTCCTTAGGGCCGACAAAACCATACTGGTCCCGGGGTTACCCCCGAATCCAATCCAACAATGTCCTAGACGCCATCGCACCAGGCAACGAGCACGACCCTCATGTCTTTCGACAAGAGGAGCCGGGCACCGTATGCCGTGGCCGCGAGCGTGATCTCATCGAACCAGTTACGGACTCGGTGAGGTACGAACTCCTTACGGAACTCGTCGGTGGTGGGGTCGTACTCGTTTACGAGCACGAGCTCAACTACCGTACGCTGGGGCTTAGCCCCAGTCTGATGGTAACCACTCATTGTGGTATTCCACCTTTCTGGAGCATAGCTCCATCGGTATCAGGACATCCCAGGATTGGGATGTACTGCACTACGCCCAGGGCCCCGAAAG